GCCCGCCGCCTTCAGGCTCGTTACCGCCCGCTTCCTCAACACGCCGCACATAGGTTTCCGTGTGACGCTTGTTCTCCCAGATGTTGATGACAACTTCCTTCGGGATGGCGTTGATAGCCCCCGTCGTCTGGTCAGCCATTCGCTTAGCCTCATCGGACATCCACGTTTTGATGTCAACACCCGGCGGGATCTTCATGATGTCCCGCGCCAGCGCAACGGCTTCCTCGTCAGTGTCAGTGAACGCCCGCGCAGCTTCAACTAGTTTGTTGTACGTCGTGTCCAGGTTCCCAGCTAGCACCTCTTGGCTCGCGCTGTTGGCAGCATTTGCCTGCATCACCCGGTAGCCAGCGCCCGCAATAGCATCAAGCGCCGCCTCGTTGGAACGGCCCTTCTCAGTCGTCGTGTCCAGTGTCGCGCCGTTACTCTTCAGCGACTCAGCCATAGCGTCGAGGGCTTCCTCGAAACCACGCGCCGCGTCCCTAGCACTCAACTGCAACAGGCCAGCGTTTATCAGCGCATCCGTGAACTTCACAAGGTCAGTCACCGTGCCGTCGGCGGCTAGCCCGATTTCCTCCAGAGCCTCTTGGATCTCTTCGGCCTGTTCAGCGGACACCTCAGAAGCATCGCCCACTGACTCAATCGAGGTCGCGGCCCCATCGGTCGCCTTAGCAGCGGCCTCCATTTTGGCGGGCACTTTACCCATCGCCCAGTCAAGAAGCTCCTGCTCAGTCAGGGCAACTTTGGAATCGCTCGCCATCTTTCGCAGCGAATCAAGGTACTCAGGGAACCGCTCAGCGACCTTGTCCAGGCTCACGCCCTTAGCATCAGCAGACTCCGCAATCGACTTGAACCCTTTAGCCGCAAGCTCCATATCCCCGGAAGACACAGCCGAAGCGATAGCCTGATCCGCCTTCGTGATGCCATCAGCGAGCTTCGCCATCCCGTTGTCCACGCCCAGATTAGTAGCGCCAAACGACTCGATAGCGCTGTTGAAGTCCTGATTGATTAGCTTGTTCAGGGCATCGCCAGCGTTGCGGATGTCGCTTTCAAACTCCTTGGCGCCGATGTCAGCGAACAGGGAATCGAGCGCGCCCTTCTCCTTCTCGACCCCAACAAGAGCCTGCGCGAACTTCTCCAGAGATGCCGTGGGCGCCTGCATAGAATTATGCAGTCCTTTGACAGCCTCAAACCCGATCAGGGCTCCAGTCGCCGCGCCTGCCGCTTTGCTAACCCCAACAAGAGCGCCGCGAGCCTTGCCACCAGCCGGTGCGAGCTTATCGAACGCCTGCAATGAATCGAGGATCCGCGGCGTAAGCGTCAGGAACGCCCCAGCCCCAAGCGCCGCAACACCAGCCACGCCGCCAAGTACCGACAGGGCGCCCTTGACCGGGTCAGGGAGCGAACCGAAAGCAGACGCCAAGCCTGCTGCGCCCTCAGCGGCCCCAGCGATGATAGGCAGTAGCACGCCGCCCGCCTCAATCGCAGCATCCTTGATGTTGTTCCAAGCGATCTTAACTTTGGACTCGGTCGTTTCGTACCGCTTCGCCGCTTCCTCAGCCAGGGCCGAGTTTGACTGCCAGGCCGAATCACCAAGAGCCAGCGAGTCCGCAAGTAGTTCCCCGGCGCCCGCGAGACGGAGGATAACGCTGGTTTCTTCCGTACCCTTGATACCAAGATCGGCCATCGTGTCGATGACGTTGCCGCCCTCAGCCTTAACTCGGTTCAGGCCCTTCACCATCATGTCAACGGCGCGGACAGGGTCCTTCTCAAAAGCCGCAGCAAAGTCCTTGGAAGAAACGCCGGCTACCTTAGCTAGGTTCGCCAAACCCTCCCCGCCGGACTGCACATCCCCGTACATGCGCTGCATGACACGGGAAATAACGCCGCCGCCCAGCTCTGCCTCAATACCGACTGATGCCATAGCGTTAGCCAGCGCCAGCACATCAGACTCCGACGCTCCAACAAGCTTGCCCGCGCCCGCGATGCGCTTAGCCATCGACAGGATCTCAGCCTCAGTAGACGCGCCAGCGTTACCGAGGGCCACAAGCGAAGCGCCGAACCTTTCAACACCTTTGGACCCTTCGCGCTCCATCGTGCCCATGACGATGGAGCGCGAAGGGTCCAAAGGTGTTGAAAGGACCCTTCGCGCTCCATCGTGCCCATGACGTTGCTGATCTGCGCGATTGCCGTAGCCGCGTCCTCAGCCGTGAGGTTTGTAGTCTCGCCGAGGTCAATCATCGTCCGAGTAAACCCGGTAACGTCCTCACGCTTCACGCCTAGCTGACCCGCAGCCTCAGCAACCCCAGCGATCTCCTCATGAGTAGAAGGCAGCGTCTTAGCCAGGTTCCGAAGCTCACCCTCCAGCGCCGCCATCTGCTCAGGAGAACCATCAACTGTCTTGGTCACGCCCGCCCATGCGGATTCCCAATCCATCGCGGCTTTGGCGGCGAGCCCCAACCCGCCGACAGCCGCCGTACCGAAGCCCAGCATCGACGTGCCAGCCGTATCCCACGCCTCGCGGTTCTCGTTAGCCGACTTCACCAGCTTGCCAAGGTAAGTGTCCGCGGCCTTAGAAGAATCCTCAGAGGCCTTCTTCGTCTTCTGCGTAGACTGAGCCGCTTCCTCCATAGCCTTACGGAATCCGGCGATTTCCGCCGAGAAGATCACCTTTACACGGCGGTCCGCCATAGTTCCTCCAAGGGTTTTAGAAACGGGGAAGGCATGGCAAAATAGGCCAATGACTCAAACTGGGGTAAACAAGAAGCGCGACTACGCATTCATGCTGAAAATCGCGGGGGTAATCGTTGCCTGTCTCGGCGCGTTCCTGCTCCTGCCGTCTTTCATGTCCGGCAAATCAGGGGCCCCGCTGTCGTGGGGAATGCTAATCGTCGGCGCCCTGCTTATCGGCGCTTCCTACCTGATCGCCAAACGCCCTGCGCGTAATTAGTTCTTCGTCAATCTCGACGGCGTAGAACTTCTGCCCCGGCTCGGCTTTGAAGCCCTTTTGGCCGGTGTGTTCCTCAACCGCGGCCTGAGCGTGGCAGGTAGTGTCCGCGACCTCGTATAGCCCCGCGTTGGCGTCGTTGCGGCACTCAAACTTCGGGCGCCCACACTCACACATTCCCTCGACATACAGGGTGTAGGCGAACTCAAGGAGCCTGTCTTTAGACTCGGACAACGGCCCAAGGTACGACGACGGCGGACGCTGGAAACGCTCAGCCGTCTTCAGTGCTGCGACTACTCGCCACCATCGGCCCGTGTAGAGGGCTTCGGCAAAAAATCGGCGCTCACAGAGGGGATCTCGGTGGACGCTTTCTGGTAGGCCTGCAAGATAAGTCCGAACTGCGCCGGGCCTAGCTTCTTCTCCAGGCGCTTCACTTGGTCGGAGGTGATCGTCGGCGAAGTGATCGCGTCCGCCAGCACCCGGTACACCACGCCCTCAGGCTGATCTGTCAGGAACTCGCGCTTCTCCTCATCACTGTGCCCCTGCACCCGGATAGTCAGCGCGGAATCGTGGAACTGCTGTGCAAGGCGCTGGTATTCTGCGCGGAGTTTCGCGGGACCGCCAGCCATGCTCGGCCCGTCCACGTCTTCCTCATCGTCCGCGGCAAGGATCCTAGCCTCCAGCGCGTCAAGGTCAGCGATCAGAGACGCCTTCTGGTACACGGTCACCGCACGCTCGGGACGGTCAGCGCCCTCCAACCAGGCGTCGAAATCGAAATCTTGGGGGGTAGTCATAAGGGGTTCAGGCTCCTTGTAAACGGTCAGGCTCTAAGAATGGTGCGCGGCTGGCCCCCGGAGCCTGAATCACAGGGGCCAGCCAGTCTCACTAGGCGCCGGCTGCTACCTCGATGAACGGCCAACCGTTCTGCGGCTCGCAAACCACGCGGTACTTGATAAAACCCGTACCGTCCGTGCGCTGCGGGGTGTCCGTGGTCAGTTCCGCGCCAAGATAGATCTCATCAGCAGCGGCCCAAGCCTCGGACGCTTCCTTGTCCATCTGCCGGGCATACGCCCAAACCGTGGAACCCTTCTCCTTGACGGCATCCCAACCGGTTTCGTCGGCCGCGTCAAAGCCACCCGCTGTGGCGAACTTACGCCACAGGGTAAAAGCGGCCTGGAAGTTGGATGCGCCGATAGCGTTCGCGTTGCCGGAAGCGCTCAGCGGCTTTTCAGCGACCTTGTCAGAATCGACGGCGCCGAACGTGAAGTCAGACGACAGGACATCGTCGGACAGGTCAATGCCGGCGTTCAGCTCCGTCGCCGTGGGGGCGGCTGGGTTGACCGGCTTAGTAGTAAGGATGGAGAACTTTGTCTTGCCGTCAGCAAGTACGCGAGCGCCCATTGTTAGGACTCCTTCTTGGTGTCGGCCTTAGCCGGGGTTGATGGCTTCGCTGCGGAAACCTTTTTGAACTGTCCGGGGAATGCTTTGAGGTAATGCTCGGGAACGGTCTGAATCTCACCGTTCTTATTTTCGACATCGATGAGTGCCATTGTTTTGCCTTTCGGTCATAGCTTCTGAGAAATAAGCGCGAACTCGTCCACGGCGTAGAGCGGGTGGGCGCCTGACCCGGTAATGGTCACGTCACGGTCAACCTGGACATCCATGAGTGTGGTTTGCCGCAGCTCCGACGTGTGCCAGCCAGCGACAACCGGGCGTTTACGGTTCAGTGCGGCGCGGACGTTCCGGCAATGAATGAGAACCGAATCGCCCGTGAGCCCCGCATACGTCGCCCGGATCCGCAGCGACAGAACATCCGGTACGTCCTCCAACGAGTCACCGTCAGGCCCGCCGCTGGACTCGTCCCCAAGGTCGCCCCACAGCACCACGTACGGGTAACTGGGCGCGTCAGGGACGTTCCACATGTAAACCCGCACAGTGCCCGGCAGAAGGGCTTTCACCGCGTCGTAATGCTCTTTGATCACAGCAGCCCCTCCGTCGCCTTGAACGCGAACTCGTAAAAGTTCGGGGCCTCCTCCAACATCGCGTCCTCCGGGTTGCGCACCGTCCCGCCGCCAGGCTTCGACGTACCGAAATACGCGATACCCGCCAGTGACGCGGACC